TTGGGAACGAATAGTTCCCTATTTTGATAGATGGTTTATCCATTATTTTTTTAATTGACTTATATTGCCACTATTATTGTATCTTGCAAAATTAATATTTATTTTTGATTTCTCAATTTGCTTTATGAATGTATGACGTCTATTTGCCATAATAGCAAGCCCTGAACTAATAGATGCATCATGCTTTGTACGATTGTTTATATCGAACCTAGCCCAATCCTCTAGAGTCCTAGTAAAGTACATAGAACCTATTGTGTCAGTGTCTCTATATGTACCCTCTGAATCCATACCAACATACTCCTCAATGTAGGAGTTGATAGATGATGCGTGAGCTTGCTTAACGTCCTCAGATGAGTTAGGTATTCCCCCAAGCTCTATCTCTGTCTTAGACAGCTTAGAAATATGCTTATCAGGTCTATTCATAGAGAAACCCCTATAACCTCTGTTCTTTAAGTGATATAATAGCCTCTGCTTATTATTCTCGACCAATACAGGCATCCCGTAGAACACGCAAGCCATCAACACATCCTCAAAGAATATCTCAGCTGTCTGAGGTCTAGATATGTACTCTAGAAAGAACTCATTAGTTGGAGCTGTATCCATATGAAACTTAGTCATTCCATGAAGGGCTCCATTAGATCCTCCACCTCCAACGGTTCCTGATATATCGTAAGGATCACACCCGAACGAACCAATATGCTCATTTCCAGGATACTTGCGTCCATTCTTCACAATCACGTTATTTGCCATTGAACCAGTCGGCATCCATGAAACCAAGAACCTTCCGTTCTTTTCTGGTGACCAAACTACCTTTGAATCTTCCTGACCATTCATCCAATGAAAATTACCGCGTGTAAGGAACTTTTCTTTGACTAGAGAGTCATTATAATCTATCTGTTGATATATCTTAGTTAAGTTAAATAAAGATTGCTTAGACTCATCTCTAAATGCGTGAGACTCTGTTCTAGGGAACTGTCTGTAGAACTCATTCAATGCATCTGAGTCATTCTTCAATGCAGCAACCTCATTATTCCAATATGATATAACTCCAATCTTGATAGGTTCCCCATCAATACCAGTTACTGGCTTCTCTGGATCATCGAATACAGGCATACCGAACTCGTCAATATAACCCTCGAAGTTCCACTCCATAGGAATAAACAAAGAATATAAACCACTCTTGGTCTGACCATTACCTGATCTTATTGCAGGATTAGAGTCATTGTATAACTTCTTATAGTTCTCACCACCTTTATCCAGTGAGTTAGATGTGGACCCCATCATGCACTTCCCAATAATCTTACTACCTAAACGTAGACAAGTCTTTCTAACTCGCCAGCCGTTAAGTATGTTATTAGGTCTCTCCAACTTAGCAGCCTCATCCTCAACCAAGAACAACAACTTCTCACCATCGTAAGAGTTGTCAGCTGTATTCTTCCAGTCAATTGTTGTGTCAAGTCCTTCTATCTCTTCCTCATGCTCCTCGTTCATGTTCTTCTTAGTAATCTTAGAAGCAGGGACACGGAACGCGATCTCTGTCTTTGGATTATCCATACCATCCTGAACTGGCTTGAAGAAGAATGGGTAGTTTCTAATGATTGGAACCACCTTATCCGTAAACATCTTCTTAGCATCCGACCCTGTCTTAGAACATATTCCAAGTCGTGAATCCTTTGCAAGAGTTCCAATATTAACCGTCTCTGCTGATGACATAAATGAGAACCCAGAACGTCTGTTCTTTAGGTAGCACATACCAAAACATCTTGAGTCAGCCTTGCAAGCCTCCCAAAAGATAAAATATATTCTATTTGATTCACGGAAGTCAGGTAGACCAACATCAATCTTAGTCCACTGTAGGTACATATAGTGAGTACCAGTCAAGTAAGTAGGCTTGCTGTTATTCATGAAGAAGTGACCAAACTCTCGTCGGTCAAACTCCTCCTCAATAAAATCTACCCACTTAGCTTTGAACTCGTTATCTCTCCTGTTCCATTCAAATATTGTCTTAACTTTCGATAATTCTTTAGGATAATCGCATGGAACCCATCTGTTGTCACCCTTTGGCAACTTCTCTGGAGCTAGTGGCAGACCGATATATAGACCATTGATAAGATATACATCACCAACAGTTCCATCCTTAGATATCACAACTAGGTCGTATTTCTCATCGTATCCATACTTCCATAACTTCTTCTTATTTCTAGAATTTATGATGCTCTGAGATACGTGCTTTGTATCGATCGTATATAATGCGTAATTATTTTCTACCATTCTTACTTGCCCTTCCCTCAGCAAAACCAAACTTACCTGAGTTGACCTCAACTACTGGCTTCTCCTCTAGCTTATTTCTTTCGTCATCAATCTTCTGTAACATAGCCATAGCATCATCAAATGCTAACCTCTTAGCTGATGCAGCGTTCTTCATCTTATCAGCAGATAGATCATCCTCTCCGTGAGTAATGATTTTCTCCTTCAATACATTGATTAACTCATCAACAGCACATTCTGCTGCTTCAAGTACGCGTATCTTCTTATCTTTTAAACTCTCAGACATAAGTTAGCTAATTTCATTCTATATAACTTCTTATCATCAATTCTAAACTCATACTCAGAATCAGGTCTGAATGAGATGTTGTCCCCTGGATTTATGTTGTAGTCATTCTCTGGAACATATTTAATCACACCATAAAGCTCCTTCTCTGCTGTAATATCTCCTGCTTCATTCATTATTGGCTCTACGAAACAATATGGATACGGAGACTTCCACTCTTCATCTTGTCCCTTGTATAAATATATCTGATCGTATTCAATCATAAATATATCGTCCTCGAAAAAGTTCCAGCTGCTTCTCTCTCTACCCTTAGTGTCGTAGTAAATTCTGAATACGTTGTGGTGTACAATGACGATGTCACCCTTCTCTATAAATCCATTATAGTTCAAGGGCAGCTCCTCAACGACTGCAAACCTATTGGTAACTGTATGATCTTCTTGAGATGAACTTACGACAAATGTCTTATCTCCGTACTGCTTCTCACTGTCATATCTTTTACCATTAAGGGGCTTAACAATAAAATAATAGGGTGATACCATTAAAAGTCTATTTTGTATTCTATAGTTACAGGGATAGTACTATTGAAAGTTTTCCACTTTACAATTTCTCCGTCCTTAACAACATAAATATCGATGTTACCATTCACATCCTGTATGATGTCCTGGATATTATAAGTCTTGTCAAGAACAGGCTGCCCAACAACATAATGCATGCACTTCATGTAGTCAGGACCAACCGATATCTTTCTGACTATCATGATATTTCTCCTGTCTGCATATTAACATTACCGTCACCATACTTCTCGTGAACTTCGTTATTCACTTTGTTAAGTTGTTCCTCAGCGATGCTAATATTGATTAATGTTGACTGCTTGTCGTTCTTTAGACGCTCCTCAGCAATAGCGATGTCTGCCAATCTACCTCTCAATGAGTAGTAGTTATCACGAGCCGTTTTGAAAGACTCTAATTCTTCTGGTGTTAAATTTTTCATTTTATTTAATTTTATGTCACAAATATAGTATTTATTTGTGACAAATTTACCTACCTTGCTTTGCGTACTTCTTTTTGTAGTTCTTGCTTGTCTTAATTTTTGACGTACCTGCCTTAGCGTGAACACCTGGACGTGATACATTTTTCTTAGTCATTGCTTTGACTTCTCCTTGTTTCTTTGCCATATCAATCTAATTCTATAAATACAAGTGGGTCTAATCTTCCTTTTAATCCTAAACCACATACTGCCTTTTCTCTTAACTCAAAATGCAAGTGACCACCTTTAGCCACTGTACTCATTCCTTTTGCGTTTCCTGTGTCTCCACTCAATGCAATCTGATCACCTGCCTTAACCTTATCTCCTATGTTTACATCGATACGATCGCAATGTGCGTAAAAAGCAAATTTATTATGAAGAGCTTTTTCTTCAGGACGACTTATCTTCAAGGTAATAGTGAATCCATATCCATCCTTACCTTTGTTTATTCCAACTATCTCTCCATCTTCAACAGCATAAAGTCTATAACCTTCATCTGTAGCTAAGTCAATACCTTGATGAGATCTTGGAGATCCGTCATTGTTCTTTCTAGTTAATCCAAACATAGCTCCCTTTACAGAATAAAGTCCAGCTGTTCTTAACTTACAAGTCTTTAATGGTTTATGTGTGAATTTCATCCTTTGTCTATTTTTTTATTCCAAACTGTTATCCCTATTGCCGTAGCTGAGTATGTTATGAATCCCCAAAATACAAACTCTTGAACTTTAAAAGAATTAAATATTACAGGTAGAAATGCATATAGTGCAGATACATGAAACGAAACAAATGATGCAACTCTTTTTAAGCTCCACTTACCATTAGGTCTTAATGTGTCGTCTAGTATCTTTTTAAACATTAATTATGCATTTTAATCATTAACTCCTTAACCGCATTGGATAACTCACTTACATTCTTTGCAAGCATCTTAATTTCTAACTGAGTTTGTTCCTGTATAGATTGGTACTTCAATCTACTCTCCTGCTCTACAAGCTCTATCTTCCCCTTTAGCTTCCCCATGTCCTCAACAACAGATCTAACGTCTGTGTGAACCATTCTTAAAAAATATCCAACAATCCCTGTTGAAGCCACCAATCCTGCCTGTATTAATTCCGTGTATGTCATCGTCCTAATAAAAATCTGTAAATTATATATACAATTAGTAACACGACAAATAAAATCCAAAGGGACTTATATATGTACTTCATTACGTCACTAAATGTTGTTTCTTTCTGATAATATTTTACTGGGACTTTTCTTTCAATAATCTTATTTACATATACAGTATCGCATTTTCCTTGAATAAACACCTGGTCACCCTTCATCCAAACCTTAACTTTAAGTCGCTCTTGCTCTAGATATACTGTGTCTAACAATGACTCAACAGACACGACCGTATCTACCTTTACCTCTGGAATAACAACCCTAAATGTATCAACTAATGTGACGGTGTCAGTTGTTATAAGCTCTGGGTGTAATCTAATAAGTCTATTGTAACGCTTAACAGGACTACACGAAGTTATAGTTAAAAATAATGCTAATATGTATAGGAATCTGATCATTCTTCTGTAACAGTATATCCTTGTTGTTCTAGCGCCAACTTCATGTATCCCATTGCTGACAATGGATCCTGCATTTGACCTTCCTCTAATTGAATCGTTAAACTACCTGAAGGTAAGTCCGTAGGAAGCACTGTTCCTTCGGTATAAGCTGCCTTATCGAAGTAAGTATAGTTAGCAATCTCCATAGTCTTTCCATCAGCTCTTGATGCAAATTCTACTCTTAGATAAACTGAAGACAACTCCATTGGAGTACCTTTAATAAAAATCTTTTTCTCTTCTGTTGGTGTTACAAATAATCCCATAATATTTAATTTTTATACAAAGATATAAAAATTTAGATTACGAAAACCCAGCCCGTTGATTTGTAAACATATAGACCTTCAACTGCGTCCGTGCAGTAAACCATTAATCCGACCGCTGGCGAAGCAATTGCAGTACGTTGCGCGTTTGTCATTCTCGGAGGTAAGAAACCTTGTGTGGTAGAATCTATTTGAACTTTTGCGGATGATACAATTGCGGCAGTTGTTCCTATTCCAATGCTTCCGTTATTTTGTACTTTAAAAAAATACATAGATAATGCACTATCTAGTATTCCAAAAGAATTACTTGTTGCTAAAGCGTCTTTTGCTTTTACTTCTAATTGTGCATAGTTACCATCAAAATATCCAAAATGAATACTTAATGTACTATTTGGTGTAATTCTTGAAGATGATAAATTTAACCTACCGTTATAACCAAAAATAGATCCCTGACCTGCACCACCATTATTACTAAATGATAATGTTGGGTAATAAAATCCAGCTGGTTGTGATATGTTTATAGCATTTGTAGCGACTAAAGTTGTGAGAGCAGTCGTTCCGTTTCCAAGAACACTAAACAAATCTGCTGTATTAGCTGAATTTCTAACTCTTAATGCTATATCAGTAGATAAAGCGCCAACGCTTCTAATATCCAATAAAGCTCCTGAATAAGTTCCCGAAGCCCAACCAATAGAAACACGCCCTGAAGTTGTTTCAATAGCTTGAAATTGCAACGACGTGTTAGTGTTTGTGGAATCTTTTTGAATAGATAAACCGACAACAGTATTCGCGCGATTTCCACTAGATTGATCTAATAAGTTAATTATTTTTCCATAATTAATTGATCCAGCATTCGAGCCGATTCGAGCGTTGAACCTGTAAGCAGTTTCGCCACTTAGTCCGCCTCTTGCGCTACCAAAAACAATTCCATTAACTCCAGCAACATTTAAGGATATACTTGTCGTCGGACCACCTAATAAATTAACACGGGTAACCGATCCGCCTGAAGAACCTATTTCAGTTGTTCCGTCATTATTTAATAAAGTAATTCCCCCACCTTGCGCGTTATAACTTAAATTTCCGTTTCCAGCAATACTCAAAATATCCGCTGTATTTGCAAAATTACGAACTAATAAACCAATGTCAGTACTTAGCGATCCTCGAGGCGCACATCTAAAATTCCCAGCAACGTGTAATTTATAACCTGAATCAGCTAAATTTTGACCTAACATTAAATTTGCTGTATTATAAAGTTTCATTTGGTTCGTTCCGTTTATTCTAAACGTCAACGCTGAACGTCCGTTTATAATAGCGTCCCCGCTTGAACTTTGTAAAGTTAATTCAGTCGCCCCACTAAACGCGCTATAAAGCTCAATAATCGAAGCATTTGCCCCTGTATTTACAAAAATATTACCGCCAAAAACTGAATAATCGTCGCCCCTAACCGCGAAAACATCTTTTGTATTTGCCGAATTTCGAACCCTTAACGCTAAGTCAGTTGACAAAGCGCCCTGAGCACGAACGTCCAACCTTGCGCTAGGAGCGTTTGTTCCTATTCCAACCTCTCCAGACCATTGAACGCGCATTCTTTCCGAATCGTTTGTTTCGAATATTAAATTTCCGCCTGTTACATATCTTTTAACTTGTATTGATAAATCATTTCCATTCGTAGGAAGATCAGTTCCAGCTGTTATGTATGAAGTTCCTCCATTTCCAAACCAAGGCGTTAATTTAATATGCCCCACTCCATATGTAAGCGCATAAAATTTAGCTTCGCCGTAATTTTCAAGTTTACAGGTTGTATAAACATCGCCGATTTTAGTCGTACCGTCGCCAGTTGCTGAAATTAAATTTCTATTATTAGCTGAATTCATTACAGAAAAAACTGAATCAGTAGACGCTGTTCCTTGAGCTATTATTTGAAATCTTCCAGCTGGAGAACTTGTACCAACCCCCAAACGACTATTAGTATTGTCCCAAAATAAATTCGTGCTTTGCTGTAATACACCGCCATTTTGAAATAACACGCGCCCATCCGTTCCACTTGATATTGCAGTAGAGCCAACTGTTAAACCTAAAGAAGGAAAAGAAGCTATACTCCCATCTCCTCTTACATACTGAGCTGTAGTTCCAGTAGGTGTGTTAAACTTTAAATTTAATGCTGTTTGTTGAGCTGTAGATACAGGTTTATTTATATCGCTTGTATTGTCTAC